CAACGCAGACATCATGGGATTAGCTATCCCACTGCCGAAGTCTTACGACTACGGAGGCATCATCCGTGAGCCTGTGTCACGAAAAGACTACCACTTTGAGCAGTGGATTAACTGGGCATTGCACACAGTCTCTGGTTATGAGAGTTACAAAGACAACCCATACGAGGCACCTAAGTATACCCATAGCTGTAGTCGATACTTCCGTCCTTGCTCGCTCCTTGCTTTCTGTGACAGTGAACGAGAAGACCAAGAGCAGACAGTTAAGGAAATGCTGACAGAGGAATGGTCTCCTCTGCATGAGAAGGTAGGTGACTAATATGGAAATGATGATAGGAACTCGATCTCTGACTTCTGTCACACCTGACGATCTACGCATTGCTATGCTGTTGTGGGGTTCTTCGGGCTGTGGGAAAACTGTGCTAGCATCTACAGCACCAGGGATTAAGCTATGGGTGCAGTTTGACCCCGATGGTGTCCTGTCTCTCATGGGGCGTAAAGACATTGTGGTTATGGACCTCAGTGGAGAGAAGCACTCTATTGTAGACAAGCTGAAGAGCGATGACCCTATGGGTATTGAGAAATACCTCATAGCCAATCCTGACATCAAGACTGTCGTCATTGACAGCCTAACTGCACTAGCAGTCTTAGCTACTGAAAATGCAGTAGCTATGGTAACGTCTGCAACTAATGAGAACCCAGGTCTAAAAGGTTATGGCCATCGAAACGCAGTCACTCTGCGTATCGTTACCTCCTTTATGCGCTTGACAAAGCGACTAGGAAGGCATATAATCTTCATATCGCATGAGGACACACCAACAACTGACTCGAACGGCATCGTTCAGTTTATCTCTCTTGCGCTAGGGGGAAAGCAAGTCAATCAAATTGCTCTAACCCTTTCAGAAGTGTGGTGGATGCAAGACACAGGAAAGGATCGCATGATTGCTGTTAGACCTTGCAGGACACGAAAGCCTATGAAGTCTCGCATGTTTAGTGCAACAACCTCTCCTGAATTTGTGTGGAAATATAAAGCAGAGGAATGGAAAGGCGATGGCATCGAAACCTGGTTCGAGGCGTGGAAAAAAGGTGGAGGAACCAAGCTCCCCCTCCCTAAGTGAACTGACGCAGGACAGTGAAGTTGCACCCACTGAGACCGCGACTAAAGATGGTGCAGTAATCAAAACCGTAAACGTGAAAGATAAAACAATGAGTGAAGACACCTCCTCCATCATGGAATTTTCCACCAGCCTTGCTGACGCCGAAGCTCCTCCCCCCATTCCCGTAGGCGAATACCCTGCCCGCGTGGTGAAGGCAGAGATTAAGGTCAGCAAGTCCAGCGGCAATCGTTACCTCGCCCTCATGCTTCGTATCGAGCCTGAGAGCTACCCTGCCGACTTCGAAAACGGCAACCCAGAGGGTGAAACTTTCAGCTACAACCGCATGGTTCTAGTTGACGCCCCTCGTGAGCGGTATCGTCTGCGGAAGTTCAACGAGGCTCTTGGTGCGCCGAACGGCTCCAAGATTGATGCCAACGACTACATGGACCTCGTGGCAATGGTTGGCGTTGCTCACGGTTCGTGGGAAGGTGAGACCCGTGCCGAAATCGCGAAAGTGATGAAGGCATAATCGAAAATAATAGTCGATTGTCGCAGATAATCGCTTGCTTTATCTGCGACGGTCGGCTACTATGTCTTTGTTAAGTGACTACCCCTTCTTCCCAACCCTCTACAGGAGCAAACACAATGGCTAAAGACCCTTCTACTGCTGCTACCGTCAGCGCGGACCCCACTGCCGTCAAGGTGAAGCGCACGCGAGCGCCGTCGGTTGCGAAACCGATCTACATCGTCATGCAAGTGGTTGATGAGAACGGCAATTCGATCTCTTTCAACAAGGAACACATCAAGGTTCTCGCGTTCGAGAAAAGCTCTGACGCTGTTCTCGCCTTGATCGAAGGCAAGACCAATCCGAACGCCTTTTATGTTCGTGGTTTCATGAAGGAGGCCGCGTAACTTACCATTAGTCGATAGGCTCCTGCTCCTCCTCCCCGGGACGCCCAGCCCCTACTCGACTCGTGCCTAGTTACCCGTCTCTTTTACTGCCCCGCCAGACTTCACAGTCTGGCGGGGTTTTTCGTGCAATCATTAGGAGCAACATTCCAATGGCATATAATCCTGAGACAGACGACCAGACATTCATCAATATGTCTGACATAGAGTTTGAGATGCTTATTAGGAAGCGTGTCAAACATTTGATGGATAAAATTCTAGCCTGTAATCCTCAGTTTGAAGCTCGTCACAGTAGCTGTGAATTTCGATGGTCTATGGAAGACATAAGTCTTTGGTATGTCTCGCTAGGCGAGACATATAGTAAGACATTCAGTAGCAAAGGCGAAGTTCTTTCACAAACTATCTATGATGCTGAAAACCAATTTTACAGGCAGAAGGCTAATAAAGTCAGTCTCCTCCTTGCTCCTCCTGAGTCGTCTAATGACGACCCCGAAGACTTCTTCAAGTGAACCTCATCCCTTCAACGGTTGTCATAGCCGTTCCTAAGAACATCCCCGAACGCAGAGGACGCCACGCAGTTACACCACCTCATGGTGTAATCTTAACTGTGCGAACTCCTGTTGCTACTATGGATGCGGTTGATCTTGCCATTACCAGGATCGACCCCACCATGTCTCGCGGATTGTTCGTGCGCCTTGTCATTGCAAATGCTGCTAATGCTTTCAATGAGGCGTATGATGAAATTCAAACGCATGTGAAAGATGTATCCTATGAATGAAGTAGTCGTCGAAATCAATTTCGATGAGAGTCAGCAACAAGCAATCAATGCTTGTTGCGATATCTCTAAACGCATCGTTGCTGTGAGTGGTGAGGCAGGAACAGGAAAGACTCTCATCATTAAGGAAGTCTACAATCAGCTAGTAGCTGCGGGTTATTCCGTAGCCTGTAGTGCGCCTACTGGCAAGGCTGCTAAACGAGTGCAGGAAAGCACAGGCATTTCCTGTATGACGAACCATCGTCTACTAGGCTATGGTATGCCTATTGAGTATGACGAGACTGACGAAAAGACAGGAGAGAAGTCAGTTGTTCGAGTGTCTACAGGGCCTAAGTATAAGTCTAACAACCAACTGCCTTTCGACTTCATTCTGTGTGACGAATACGCGATGGTTAATAACGAAATCCATCGTGCATTGGTAGGTGCATTGAAACCTGGTGCTAGGATCAGGATGTTCGGTGACGTTAATCAGCTTCGTCCTATTGAAACAGACAAGCGAATTGCTGCTGAGCCTTCTGCCTTTCAGACTGCACTTACTAAGTTCACTGGCATCAAGTTGCTCGTGAACCATCGTCAGCTTAACGGCAGCGGGATTGTTGCTGCTGCTAATCGCATCCTACAGGGACGCATCCCTACTAAAGCAGATGACTTCCTCCTGTTCTACTCTGACGATCCTGTGCAGCAACTCATCAAATACGTAGATGACTCTCTGCTCATTGGAGAGGACTACTCTGCTATCGACTATCAGATTATCACGTGCATGAACAAAAGCTGGATAGGAACCAAGAAGCTGAACACGACAATCCAGTCGTTGTTCTGGGATAGTCTTGCTCCTTACGTAGACTTGCCACGTCATAAGTGGGATGGAGAACAGCCTGACATCCGTGTGCAAGTAGGCTCGAAGGTTGTCTATACTGCAAACACTTATGACCTAGGCAACGAGCAGTCTGTGTTCAATGGTGAGATTGGGATAGTCCTTGCCATTGATGACAATGAAGGCATGATCGAGATTGACTTCGGTGACAGGGTGTGCTCTATTCCTCCTCTGCTTATGAATGTAGACGATCATGGCAACGTCAAGGAACAAGACCCTCGAAAGAACATAGACCTAGCCTATGTGTTAACAACACACAAGATGCAAGGCAGTGAAGTAAGTGGTGTCATCTACATTCTAAATGCCTCTACAATCTATGGGCAGTCTAAACGAAATGCCTACACTGCAACGAGTCGAGCAAGACGCAAGTGTGCATGGATCACTGACCAAAAGAGTATGGTCAAGTCAACGAAGTGGGATGGATGAAGATGAAAAAGCAACCACACCAGATCATTCTAATGAATGGTCCACGCAGAAGTGGTAAAGACACAGCAGCAAACTGGATTATGAAAGAAATCCTGCAATCCCGACACGTAAAAGTGGCGGGAAGTATGAAGCAAGCATTGCGTGTTATGTTCAACCTACCTGACTTGTTATGGAAAGACCTAGAAGGTAACTACAGCAGTGCATTAAAGCTGCAACCCCTCCCTGGGTTATTCGGCTATTCTTGGGTTGAGACTCTCATCTGGTATTCAGAAGTCGTAATGAAGCCTCGTTACGGAAATTCTGTCTTCATAGACATTCTCGCCGAGGAACTCATTGCTCCTACTTCTTCGATCCTCACAGTCGTTAGTGACTGTGGCTTCAAGGAGGAGGTGATAGTTCTAGCTAACACGTTTGGCGCAGAGAACATTCATGTCTTTCAATTGTTCCGTGACAATCACACGTTCGCTGGTGATAGCCGAGAATACGTAGCACAGGAAGACTGTCCTCCACTAGTCAACTGGTATACAGTAAGGAATGACTACGACAAAGCCATGTATCGTATTCAAATCCTTACTCGTGTGAATAAGATACTAGGCATCGTTAAATCATACGACTAAAGGACTAGTGTAATGATGAGCGGGATCAAAGACATCGCGACCATGAGCCGTGAGCTTCGTAGTCGTTTAGGCGCTGCCTCTGTGAAGATGGAGTGCGGGGTGGCGGGGAAGTTCGACTCTGCCATCGCCGTGGTGGGAGAGGCCCCCACCGACCGCGACTG